AGCAATTCTAAAACTATTTGCATCTACAACATCTACATAGAAAACAAAATTCTTTTCAAATTGCACACCACCTTGTCCATCGGCAGATACACTGATAGCAGCGGCAGCATTAGATCCCCCTCCACCAGAAATAGTTACCTGAGGATTTTGATATCCTATGCCACCATCAAGAACAGTAATTGCACTAAGTTGTCCAGAAGTATTAATTGTTGCTGAAAACTGTCCAGGAGTAGCAGGACCAGCTCCAGCATCAGTCACAATAATATTTGGAGGAACTGTATATCCAGACCCAGGATTAGTGATAGTAAAACTTTGAATTGAAGATCCCAATTTCAATTTATCAGGAGCTTGCTCAGAAACCGTAACAGTTAACTTATCACCATCTACAAATGGATGATTGTTAAGTGTAACTAGATCGTTAGATACACCAAAATTAGCAACTGTAAGTTCTGCACTAACGGGACCAGTTGGAACACCATCAATACTAGCTAGATCAGTAAAATATCCAGTTCCAGTAGAACTTCCTGTTGATACTGTTCCTAATCCAGTAACAACACCATTATCTGCGATCTTCTCATCATCTGCCTTAAAAATAGGCACAATAGCACCGATTGGCATTGTAGAACTGCCAAACGTTACTTTATCTGTCAAATAGTTAGTACGAATATTTCTTGTTGGCATCTTAGGTCTTGATTAAGTAGTCTACCATAATAAAAGGAGCAATTAAGCTATCTATTTTGGTGTCAGATTCTGGTTGAATATTAACAGAAGCTGTCATACCATCAGTAGAAATAAATGTCTCTGGTATATTTAACTCATAATTGGTAGTTCCAATACTGTAATTAATTGTATGAGTGTGTTCTGTTGGATCATCTTCATAATCAAATGCTTCCGTAGTCTCCACAATATTTGAAACTTGTGGGTACACAACGTTTGTTGCATTATCAACAACAGTATCAAAAGGAACAACGTTTGCTAGACAAGAGTCATGAGGATAAGCAGCTGCTCCACCACCAGCATCTTCACCAAATCCAACGGTATCAATTCTCATACTGATTCCTCCTCCACCAGTAGAAGGTGCTGATCCAATATTTTTACCACCTACATCGGGGAACGTGATAATATCGCCTGCAGCATATCCAGCTCCTTTATTAGTAAAGGCAAGGATTTTATATCTTGTATTGTTTGGATTACCACCAGCACCAACCCAAGCTTCAAATCTAACCGATGCTTTAAGACCAGTTCCAGATCCACCATTTAAATTAACTTCACCTTGTGCGAAGTCTGATAAACTATCCCATGTTTCTGCAGCACCACCATATCCACTGTACGCCCACTGACCAGTTCCTTTAGGATAATAATCATTTCCTCCATCAGTATATGCAGATCCACCTTCATACAATGAAAATGATTGAATTGCTCCAGGAGCAATTGCAGCACCAGTAGGAATATTATCATTTTTAACTCCATCAGCACCACAAACATATGTGGCACCAACGGTGTAATTAGTAGCAGGTCCACATCCAGTTGGAGGAATTGGTCCTAATGGAACACCAGCAAATTTTGTCACACAAGGACCTTCTGGAGTTGTGTCAATGAGAACTGATTCTCCAGTTGGAATTAAACAGTTTACATCATATCCACCACACTGTGTTTTACAAATACCATAATATTCAAATGATGAACTACCAAATCCACCACCTTCATTGAATGCATCGCCTTGCCATTTTTGTGTTTGAGCGTAGAATTTACATGCTGGTTGTTCAGATGTAGCATCAAACCAGTTCTGAACACCAATGGTTGATGCGTTTGTGAAATAATTTAATTCAAATACATCACTACCAGCTCTTCTAATAACTCTACATCTATATGTGGTAGTATAGTGTGCGTGTGGTAAAAATGAGAGAGCAGAAACAACTTCTTCATCAGGAGATTTTGGTTTAGTAAAACCTAAGTTTCCAGTTAGTGCCACAGTTCTTCCAGGAACTCTAAACTGTCCCGTTAAATCAATAACTGCGGTAGTTCCTACATTTGTTGATACTGTTACCCCAACTCCAGATTTTTTAATTTCTTGATTAGAAGCATTTAGAACGGTCATATCATTAATGACACCCTGGTCAGATCCAGAAGTTGCTTTAATAAACTTAGATCTTAAGTCTGGAACTTGAAATTGTTCATCACTTAATTCTACGCCAGGTTGTTTAAATGCACATCCATCACCAGTTCCAAGAATTTCTCCTAAAGCGGGAAAACTTGCGACATTATAAACAGCTCCATCACATCTTAAATATCCTGCAGGAAGTAACTCTGCACTCAGTCCAGCAATAGGATCATTAACATCTAACTCTCTAGGGAATGCAATTAGCGTTCCCGTAGTTGTTCCGATCTTCGTTCTTTCTTGATTTAAAAAAACTGGCATTTTAGTAAGCTCTGATGATCATGATTATGGTCTGTGATGGAGTGTTATTATCCATAAGTATATTTAACGCATCTGGAATATCAGAGACGTTAACAGTATAAGATTGCACGTTGTTAACAGCAATATTTGGTGGAACTTTTAGTCCACCCATGTTCATCGTTAAATCAAAACTGAAATGACTGTGAGTTGTCAATGATTTATCAAGGGAGTCTTGTGCTGCGTGACTTAAATTGGTTGGATATGTTGTTCCTGCATCACCATTCAAATAATTATCTTTGCCAAACATAGTTACAGGAGGTGGGAATACTCCCGTCCAAGATTTCATTTGGTGATTGTAATTATATGTGTCACTAAAGTTGGTTGTATATGCACCACTAGAAGGAATAGTTCTTGACAATCCAACTTCAGGAATAGTTTCTTGTGTAAAAGACTTAGCTTCACTAGTCAATACTAGTGTATTTTCATCATAATATGTAATTGCACCAGCACCATTCTTCCAAGTGTCTGGACTATCTGTACTGGTAACACCAGTCAAGTTTGCAGATTCATATCCAGGACTACCAGAAACTTGGAATGTTGGTGCTTGGAAAATTTGAACATATTTACCACTTGGAAAAGCAGTTGTATATTGTCCAGAGTGTTTATGACCAGGAGTGTGGTCAATACCAAGTTTTCTACCAATCGTATAATATGTTTTTGACCATGTAGGATCATTCAATGTAATATTCTGAATTTTACCTGCCATAGTATCAATTGGATCTAATTGGAATCCAAGATCTGTATCAGCACTATAGATTGTAGGTGGAGTAACAGCTGTTCCATCACCCTCAATTAAATCTCCAATGACATTATATGCATCAGGTTGATTTGCTTGATACTTTGTCTCCAATAGCATGTCTTTCTCAAGGTCAAGCAATTGTCTACCATTCAAATTAGGAACTCTGAACAAGTCTCCTTCATCATAATTTGGAAAGTTTCCAGTAATAGAATCTTCTGTGGGACCATATGTATTTCCCAGAATAGATGCTAGAAGTGGAAACAACTCACAGTCATATGTCCTACCATCACAAAGAATCCATCCAGTAGGAATATTAGCTGGATTATCTCCGTTACCTTGATTACCACCCCAGGGCATGATAGTGCCAACTGGGGCAGACTTCATAGTCTTTAGTCTGTTATAGAAAGCCATTAGAGTTCAGTTAACCACCAACCTTGATAGACAGCAGGAATAAAGTTGTCTCCATCAGTTGCACCAACATAAATTAATCCAAAGGAAGCATTTTTGTTTTGTACAACCAGTTCACCAGATCCATATGCTGTAGAGAGTCCTCCAAGTTTTGTACCACTAGTATCACCTTGGAGAGGTACAGGTTCACCACCAACAATTGGAGCACGAATCACAAGAGAATTATTATATGTCAATGATCCAGCAACCTCAGTAATTCTAATAACATCACCTGTTACAGGATTAGATGGTAGTGTCAAGATGAGAGCACCTGTAGATGGAGCTACCGCTACAATATAATTTATATTAACAGCGAGAGTAGAATCTGCATTAACGAACTTAGTAATATGTCCGCCATTGATGTTCTTGTACCCTGTTAAACCAAATGCATCAATAGAACTATCTTGATTGACAGTGAAAGTATTGGCACCGTTGACACCTAGATTTCTAACATCTAAGATTGGTTGAGTGCTAGATGGATTAGTGGAGGAAATACCAGCAACATCTAGTAAACGACCAACAAATGTATCACCAAATTCAGCTTCAACTCTAAATGTTGGAGTGAATGTTTTATTAGTGAATTGAATTGCATCAGGATCCTCAACACACTTAGATGGAAGAACTCTTAAGTTACCACTAATGTCAGTTGGTGCATTGATATCAAGTGCGCCACCTTCAAAGTGGTGTTCTTCGTTGTTGAGTAGTTTGATAATAGGTACATTGTTATCTGTACCTGTGATCTCAAAGTTAGATCCGATGAACTTAACATCATCGTAAACGTCTAAGCGACCATGATGATAATTTGTCTTGACTAATTGAATTCCACCATCATTTGTTACATTATGAGAAACCAGGAAGATTTCACTGTCAATTGCCAACCAATATTCACGATCAAGGAAGAATGGAACAACATCACTATTTTCTAAACCAATCTTAACAGCACTAGATCCAGTTGCAGGAATATCATTTGTAAGTGTAGTATTTTCTCTGAAGAGAATACGGAATACACTTTCACCATCACTGTGTGTTTTATTTGTTCCAGGAATATTAGTCAGAGATGCTACACGAGTAACAGGTAAGTTTCCAGATGTGCCAGCACCAGTGGTAGGATTACCACTAATCTGCATAATTTCTTCCTGACCACTAGTTCCAAATCCAACGAAGATAAAATCACCATTTGCAAAATTTGTAATATCGTCAACAGGTAATGTTGTAGCACCAGTGGTAATTGTACTAGTAGTGTTAACGAATGTAGTAGCAATACCATTATCTACCTTAGGATCTTTAAGGATTGTAATTACCGTTGCTCCTTTAGTATGTGCAGCAGCGGCAGTTCCATATTGAGCTCTAGTTGTGAAGATTTCACCACTAGGATTACCAATTACAGTATTACCTGTACAACCATCAACACTAAAGACTTCACGTACTCTATCAGTAATAGAGAATTTCTCATCTCTGGTAGCATTAAAGCTGATTCCAGTCTGATTACCAGTTCCACCAAACGCTAGGTTTAGAGTAATTGTGCTATTGGTAGTGTCAATAGAAACAATCTGAGGATCAGTGAATCTTGTACCGCCAGTTGTAGCAGGATATTGATTCTGTTCTAGAGTTACAGTGCCACCATTATCAACTAGTTCAACATAATCACCAACCTCAAGACCATCTAGACTTGGGATAGCATTAATTACAAACAGACCAGCAGTAGCATTACCAGTAAATGTTTGTGCAGATCCAGTCTTACAACCACCTTTGAATACAAACGAACCGTTAACAGTTAATTGTCCGTTTTCACCATCAACACCATCATTACCGATAACAGTTTCACCAGTAACACTGTCAACGGAGAACATCACATCTCCATCTGGGCAACCGTTAGTAATCTCAAACTTCTTATTAACAACTTCTAGAGCAGTTGCTAACTTGAATGCTTCACCCTGGTTGAAGTCGCCATCACTATTAGTATCTTCGCGAGAGATGATAACGTAGTCAACACCAACTTTCAGTGTTCCACCAAACGTTGCTAGATATACATTTTCATTAGGAGGGTTACCTCTAGTTCCATCAATTGCTTGCTCAATCCAAGTAGCATCAAATGCAATGTTACACTTGTATACTGGAGTTCTGTTTCCAGGCTGGTCTGGATGAGTATCAATTTGAGGAGCGAAAGAACCAAGTGGTTCTCTTTCAACAGTTAGGTAGTATGGAGCAGTTTCCGAACCACTTAAACCACCAACCGCAATACGAACAATCTCAGGTCTTGTATTGTTACCTGCATCAACAGGAGCATCAAGGAGTAGATAGTCACCTTCATTAAAGTAACCAGCAACAGGTTGATTTAGAAGTGGTAAGTAGTATTGCTTACCAGTTAGTGCAGGAAGATCTGCACCTTCAGGACCAGCACCAGGCTTGGTTGCTTGGAATGTTGCGTCACCCCAAGATGCAGAACCTGCAGTATCAATTCTGTTATATCTGCTATCAGAAGATGGCAACTCAAGAACATTAACAATGTCAATGTTTTGATTAAAGGAAGAAGGTCCTAAGATACCAGATGCATGAGCAATTGCAGTTGTTCCTAGAGATGCACCCGTGCCAACAAAGGAGAAGGAAGAAGTACCACCACAGAGTTTAACACTTGCATTGAATGTGGTCTCACCATCAATTTCAAGACTGTTTCTGATAGTAGTCGTACCACCTTGACCAGCAATGTTAACTTCAGAAGCATTCAGAGCAAAGTCAATTGTCTGAGTATTTCCAGAGAAGAAGCTAACAATACCTGCTTCAGTTGATAGGGTTACAATTTGTTCAGGATTAGTTCTATCACCACCAAGTTGTTTGAAGGAACCAAAGGTTACATCACCAGCAAACTTGGTTCTTCTGACTTCAAAGTCAACGAAGGATAGAGATTCAACACGATCATATGCACCACCAATTTTTGTCTTGGAGATTGCAGCATCTTGATCAAGATTGCCAATAAAGATGTTAGCGTGGTTAGCAGCATTAGCGATGTATACAAACTGGTCACCAGTAGACTTATCACCAATATAGATCCACTGAGTAGAAGTAGTGTTAAAGTCTCCAATTCTTAGAGTCTTAGCATAACCACCAATGTGTAGTCCAGCAGTGTTATCTCCACCAACAAATGTACTATCGTTGAAGAGATTAACAGTTCCAGTTGTGATATCAGTTCTGACTTCAGCAAGTGTGCCGTCGCCTTGAACTTCAATATCACGCTCAAACTGTACATCTTCAGTGAATCTTGCATCACCCTTGACAACCAGTGCTCTGTTAAGTTCAGAATCTTCTGCGTTGATACCAACTTTACCATCAGCAATTGGTCTTCCAGCTTCTAATGGTGTAGAAGTTTCAGTAGAAACTCTTAGAACTGCCTCATCAGCAGGAGCAGCACTATCACCACCAACGATTAGAGCGTCAGCAATTCTGTTCTTATCACGATCAGCAAACTGAGTATGCTGTAGATAATCAGGTGTCTTACGACCACTGATGTATGCATTACCAACAACATCAAGGTTTGCACGAGGATCAGTTGTTAGATTCTCAACAAATGCATTTGCATATGCATCATGAGAAGATCTTGCAATCGTGTTGATGCCAAGTTTGTAATCACCAATTGTCTCAGTCTCAGTTCTGAGTGCTTCAGCACCGATTACACCAACTTCTTTGAAGTTAGCATTTGAGAATTCAATAGTTGGTTGATCAGCACCACTAGGAGTTCCAGAAATGATATTTTCCCAAGGTTGCGTATCCTGTGGAATTTGATCAATAACTTGGAAATGGCAGTAGTTATTGGTTGGATTGAATGGGTCACCAGGCTTGGCAGCATATACTGTCCAAGTTAGATTCAGTCTAGGATCATAGTAGAAGTTCTTGATTCTAATCTGAGATGTAGAGGTAATTCCAATGTCATTACCAACTGCAAGTGCAACACCGCTAGTAAAGTCTCTGAATTCAATCTTAACAACATTTGATCCATCAAAGACGATGTTATCAATGGTGTTGTTAGCAATATTTGCAAAGTAGTTAGAAAGAACCCATGCAATAGATCCATTCTTACCAA